TTCTATGGAAGTATCCTCAAGTATCTTATGGAGATAGAGGGAAACCATTCCATCAAGAATCATTTGAGCACAGGATGGAGATGTATTGTACTGATAGGTTATCTAACTTAGGCCGTCCATTACAAAATCTTTCTCATATGATGGAAGTAGTACAGAAGAATCCAAATAGTTTCTTCTTATGTAAGCATGAGCATTTTAATGAACACCCAAGAGAAACAATACAGCACATATATCAATGGTTAGGAGAACCAAACTTTGAGCATGACTTTGACAATATACCAACACCAGACTATTATGAACATGATACAGTTTATAGAGCACTTGCGAGTCATAAGACAGGAACCAAGTTAAAGAAGTTAGAACCAAGATGGCCAAAAATAATGACAGAAAAACAATCAAAAGAAGTTATAGATAATAATCGTTGGTATTATGAAACTTTTTATCCTGAAGCATTAACTATATTATGAATCTTGACAAAATTCAGGAGATGTGGGAGCGTGATGCTGTCATTGATCCTGATAATCTACATGATGAATCTTTAAAAATTCCACAATTACATTCAAAGTATTATACGGTTTATAATACTGTTACTTTGTTGCGTGAGAAAGCAAGAGATTCTTACAACAGAGTAAAGTTAGATAGGTATAATTTCTATACAGGAAAGGCAACAGCAGAGGTTTATGCTGAAGAACCATTTCCGTATAAGGTTAGAGAAAAAGATGCGATACAGAGGCATTTAGACGCAGATGAGAAATTAACTAAATTAGACTTGAAGATAAGATATTATGATGCCACATTAAAATTTTTAGAAGAAATAATTAAAAACGTTTCTAATAGGACATTTCAAATCAAAAACGCAATCGAATGGAATAAGTTTCAGGCAGGTATGTAATATAACTTGACAAAGGGTGCTAAATATTTTCAGATGAAGATTATGTCATGTCCCATTTGGTTATATCAAAGAAGAATGAAGTATTTCTTCATGTTGATGCAGAAGTACATATCTATTATGAATTAGCAGATCAGTTTACATTTGATGTGCCTGGTGCAAGTTTTTCACCTGCATATAAAAAGAAATTTTGGGATGGAAAGATTCGTCTATTCAGCACCCAGACAGGAAATATATACGTTGGATTATTAGATAGAGTTATACAATTTTGTAAAGACCACGGATATACATACGAATTTAAAGATAGCAAACACTATGGTACTCCCTTTGAGGTAAATGAAGGGATATCAAAGGAAGGTGTTAAAGACTATATGAATGCTATTTCAAAGTACGCTCCCAGAGAGTATCAGATAGATGGAGTATACGACGCTCTAAGGCATAATAGAAAGCTGTTGATATCCCCAACTGCCTCAGGAAAGTCTCTGATGATATATTCGATTGTGAGATATTTTGTTGAGAACAAGAAAAA